ACGATTGTAAAGCCGGGAAACTTCCGGCATCATGATATTCTTCACTTGTCTGTCTGTTGGGGCTGTCAGCGCAACTTTGGCATTCTCAATAAGTTCCCCCTTTGTGTTCCATCGTGGTTTCAGATAGAGCCAGCAAACAGCGCAACATGCAGCCACGAAGTCCTTGCCACGAGCAGTACCGGAACGGACGGAAACAAGTTTGTTTGTCTGTACAGCCGTAACAATGGCCTGCTGTTCCTCGTCAAGAGTTACCCCAAGAACCTCTTTGATGAATTTGTTCCAATCTGCCCTCCATGATGCGAATAAAACGGCGGCACGTTTCTTTATGTCAGCCTCATTTTTCCTCATTATCTACAATTCCGGTTTCCATTAAAAGAGCTTCAAAGGACATTCCTCCGGAAATATCTTTCTTTTCCGGAGCATACAGCCCAAGAAGCTTTCTACGTTCAATCAGAGCCTTATGAATTATATCAAGATAGCGCGGGTCCCCCGTACATACAACCTCTTTGCTTGACTGTTCCATTTGTACGGTAATGATTTCCTCCGATTTGGTATCACTGCCTTCATCATCGCTTTTTTTCACCAAATCACTGGGAACACCTTTCTGTTTACTGTTCCTGGTTGTGTAATCCTCTTTGGATTTCTCCCAAGCAGCCCAGGCCTCCTTTACAATCGCGTCAAGCCTTTCAAGTTCTAACTGCAAGGCCAAGTCTGTGTTTTCGATACGGGTTTCCCGCCATTCCTGCAGAAGTCTGTTAACATCCTTGCTTACAGTACGAAGTGAATAAGAAGACAAGTCAAGCCGGGCCATTACTTCATCGCGGATTTCCCGGTAGGAATAGCCGCGCTTGTACAGCTCTGATATAATGTCCAACCGGACAATCTGCGCTTGCCGGTAGTCTTTCATTTTCTTTGCTTTCTTCTTCTCTGTTTCTGCCATTATTCGTGACCGTTATACTTGTATATCAGATTTTCTTCTTCATCCTTCCCAACGGGAAGCAGGACACCTTCAAATAGTTTGTATGGACTTTGCCCCGCCTGCGGATTATTCCAAAGCCAACGCATGTAGTCAGCCATTGTCATTGTGTCAAATTTCGCTTTCTTTTCCGAGCTATTGGTATTGAAACCTATTGCGCGAATCCATTCAAAGCCGCCTACCAGTTTTTCAATATCCCCTTTTATATCCGGCCAATGTACATAGCCATTTTCCTTTGCTATCTGTAATGCCTCGCACCATTGCCCGCGTGAATAGTTCCAGGAAGAAGGAAGGCCACAACATGAACCGTTACAGCACAATTCCTTGAAATGCGCATCGGAAACGTAGAAGCGCATCCCGACCTCTTCGCAAAGTGCTTTCATGTTTTTAAAAAAAGGTTCTTTCACTTTCCGGTTCAGACGAAGATAGCCGGATGATACGCTATATTTGCGGTAGAACTCCATGACATCAAATCCGCATAGCTCGTTGAAAGTAGGCATAAAGGCTTTCAAGGTTGGGGAACGTTGCTCAACGCAAAAGAACTCCGTACTCATGGCCGTTGCTCCTCTGTTGGCGGCTTCACGGATAAGGTCAAGGTATGTTGGTGTTGATACTCCGATAATGAAAGGCCGGAGCCGGAGCGTCGCACCTCCGGCATCAGCATTTGCAATCCTTTCCAGCGCGTCAAGACGCTCTTTGGGAGATGGTACACCTTTCTCGATGATATGCGCCTTCTGTTCGTCCAGCGTAATGATGGAAAATTTGAAGTTCCAATTCTTCTGTCCGCGTATAAGGTCCATATAACGCTCATCTTTCGTGAACCATGTAGCCTTTGTTGAGAAACACAAAGGATAATTGATTTCTTTAAAAAAACGAAGTAATTCAAGAGTAATGCCGCGGGTACGCTCAAAGCCGTCGAATTGGTCAGATAAACCGCCCCATTGCATAACCTTCCGCTGCTTGATGTACTCTTTGAACTGGCCTCCATACTTATCCGGGTCCGAAAACATCTTTTTTATTTTTTCAACAGATACGCTGTGAACTTCTTTATGCAAATATGCCTCTTTGCTATCGCCTACGGCACGTTGAAACTGCGAAAAACAATACAAGCAGCCAAATGAACAATTTGAATACGTGTCGAATGTCATTGGCATACTGCAATCTGCAATTTCGTTGCTCCATCTTGGTGACTGATAATATTTTGCCATTGTTCTTATTAATTAATGCTATGATTGTCTGCACTTTATCCATTTTTGCAAATAGAACGCAGCTTGATACAAATTTGCTCTATTTCTTCTTCAACTGTCATAATGCCGGTGTTGAAGCAAAGAACGGGTACGCCTATTTCTGCCCATTTTCCCGCAGCTTGGCAAGCTCTTTTCTGCTTTGGCAATGTCTGATATGAAACCCCTTTTTTCCCCCGAAGAAGCAACCGGGAATGAATTGTTTTACTGTCTGCATAAAGGAATACAATCAGATGTCTTTGGGCTTTGAACATCGCATCTGTGAGATTCATCCCGAAAGTATCAAGATACGAACCTTCACAGAAAATTATTTCACATCTTTCAAGGCCTTTGGCAACGACATCGGGAAGAACGCGGGTACAGTTTAATGCGTCTACACCTCCGAAGCGGTTTTCATCTCTGTATCGTCCGGCAAAACATACTCTTGAATCATTGCAAAAGGTTAGTTCTTTCGCTGTTTCTTTGATACCGCCGAACCGTTCTATCAGAGCTTTGGCAAGCGTTGTTTTCCCAACACTATTTGTTCCGGTTATAAATACACATGTTTTCATATCAAAGAAGTTTTATTATTATATTTTCCCACTTGCACCCCTTGATGTCATTAAGCATCCGTTCTGTATAAAATCCATTCCACCGAGTGCCTTTTCTGATTTTCTCCACAGCACAAAGACTTGTTTCAAGAGAAAATATATTGTCTTTGGTATCAGCTTTTGCCCGTTCAATAAAGGCTGTTAATTTTTCACGGTTTTGCGTTTCCGCAATTATCTCTGCCCCCCTTGTATAGTTCTCATTCGGCTCGAATTTAAGTGAGAAATCATCAACTATTTGCTTCCCACTTAATTTCGCCCAAACTTCAAGGAAAAGAAAAGCAGCATATCTTCCAAAGTAATACCAGCCACTGACAATCTTGTATTGTTCGGTAGTAGTGGTTGCCTTATCAAGTTCTTCAAGCAGGATTGGGGAAAGCGCAGACATAATCCGGTTGAAAGTGTTGCCTATTCTGACGTACCGTCTATCTGTCCGGAATTTCAGTTTGTCTTTTGGCGTATTATGGTCACTTAACAGCTGCAATGCACTTGGTATATGGTAAGTAGTGGCATAGTAATATGCCAATCGGAAACTGTTCCATCTTGACAGACCATAATACCGGGAAAGCGATGCAATCATTTTTTCCTCAACTCCTGCATCGCCTCCGTTATGGTAGTCTATGTATTCCCGATAGTTCATTCTGTTGACGGTAAGATTTCATCAATGCGGTACACAACTTTGTCAATAGAGGCCATTCCAAGAAGGGCAAGAAGCTCCGGTAATCGGTCCTTTGGATATGTGATAATAATTCGCTCCATTGGCGTATTATCATCGCCTTGTATCTTCGGAAGGTCCTGCGGTGTCAAGTCTACTCCTTGCAATTCCGGCGGCAAGTTGTCCTCCGTTATGATAGAACCCACTCCATCATCCTCACTTTCGTCCGGGGCAGACGGAGTGGAAGAAGGAATATTTGACGCGGTGTTCTGCATAGGGGTAAAAGCCATAGGAGAAGCATTCCATACGTCCATTCCCCAATCCTCCAATTTCTTGTTATCAAAATTGTTTGCGAGCAAATCATAGTCCCATTGACCATAGCTCACGTTGTCCTTCACTATGAACTGCTTCTTTTCGTCCTCGGTCAATTCGCTTGCCTTTATGATATAGGCGAAAGGAGCTTCAAGCCATTTCCCCCACCAATCAACAAGCTTGTCACGTTCACCCTTAGTCTTGCTCTGAAAATCGGAAAGTGATGATAACCGAGCCGCAATTTCTTCCGGTGTCATTTTTGCAATAGCCCTCAAAGCGTTGTTCCTCATGTTCCCTCCAAGTGATAGCATTTTGTTATCAACAACAATCGGGCGTATCTCCAGCATTTTGGGGAGAACCAAAATAGAGTTTACCAGCTTCGTGAATTTATCAGAAGTTATTGTGCGGGGGTTGGCCGCATTACTCTTAACCTGCGTTAATTTGACTTGTTCTGTTTTCATAAATTGCTGTTTTTGAACAAAAATAGCCCAATTCGTTTACAATGTAAACGTTTACCCGTTATGCTTAATAATATTTATTTAATTAAAGCCTTATTGAAAACCCGGCATAAACCCATGCGAGCAAAGCAGCGTCCCGGCCTTCTTGGTTCGTCCGTCCCATTACCCCAGTAAACCTGGCAAGCTCTTCATGGGTAATCTTTCTGTCTTTTCCAGCATTTTTCTAATGGTTTCACTTCCTTAACCTCCATTTGCCAGTGTTTGCACATCTCAACAATCTTTCGGGCAGTTTCGTGATTTCTTCCAGCGTGGTTTCCTTTTGCGGCAGCGGCAGCTTTTGTGTCCTTCGGATTCAGATGCCAATTTCCCTTGTTCATGTAACCGGCCTCTACGACAACAACGAGGTGTTTTTGCGTCGTTTCTGCGCATCTTTGAACATAACGCAAGTAATCTAACAGTTCCGGAAAGGAAAGTGTGGATATTTCAAGATTTTTATTTTCGCAATTCAGATATGCGACACCGTTCTTTTCCACATCCGGGTCAATGGCTATTATAATATCAATCTTTCGTCTTTGTATTTTCATTTAAAGCACTGTTTATCAATTGTTTAATATAAAACCATGCAACTTTTTGCACTTTTTCTATTCTTCAAGCAGAAGGGGAGGGGGTGGGGGGGGAAACCAACTCGCGCACGCATATATACGCGCAAAGCCCACCTTATTACCCCCTATAGTCCCCCTCTTTTCCTCCCAAAAATCATTGTGGATTGCTTCGTATTCT